AGGGTGGTACAGGTTCATCAGGTCAGCCTACAGGTATTATGCAAACATCTGGTATTGGTTCAGTTGCAATCGGTACTAATGGTGGTGCTATCACAGTTGATAAGCTTATCGACCTAGAAACTGCAATTATGGAAGATAATGCAGGTGTTAACGCTGATTCTATTTCTTATGTAACCAACGCTAAAGTAATGGGTGCTATTAAGAAACTTAAGACATCTGGTGGTGAGTACTTAGTAAACAACAACCTACAGGCATTAGGTAGAGGTGCAACACCTGTTGCTGTTAATGGTTATCCTTTAGCAATGACAAACCAAGTACCTAGCAACCTAACTAAGGGTTCTACATCTGGTACTTGTTCTGCTGTTGTTATGGGTGACTTCTCACAAGCAATATTAGGATTATATGGTTCTGGTATTGAAATAACTGCAGGTGAAGATTCTGATGACTTTGCTAAAAACTTAGTATCAGTTAAAGGTGTAGTCGCATTTGATGTTGCTGTAAGACACGCACAGTCATTTGCTGCAATCTTAGACGTAACCACATAATTGGTTTAATATAAGGGGTGTAATAACCCCTTTTTTTTATGAAAATAAAGTGTTTAAAAAATGTATGTGCTAGTGGCAACAGCCTAGAAGCAGGTCAAACTTATGATGTGTCAGAATCAGACGCAGAATTATTAATTACAATGGGTAGGGCAGAAGTATATACACCAAAACCAAAAACAAAAAAAACAACACCTAAAAAATAATGGCACTTGTTGAGGACAGTACAACACTATCTGCATACTTAGATGACTTTGGTGTAAGTTGTACGTCTGGCTCTACAACAGCAAAAGCTATTCTAGAACAACCAGATTTAGTTTTAGCAGGTAATCAAATAATAAGTACTGATTATCAACTTACTGCAAAAGTTTCTGACTTTGGCACACTTGTTTCTGGTGCAAAAATTACTGTTGATAATGCAATATATTTTGTAAGAGAAGTAAGAAAGCTAGATGATGGTAATTTTTGTGAAATTGCTATACAAAAAAGATGACTACTAAAAGAGAAAAAATTTTAGCACAGTTATTTAAGGTACTAGATGACATAACTGTAACTACAAATATTAATGTATATAGATCAAGAGTTGTACCACTATCAAGAGGCGAAGTACCCGCAATAGTTATTGAGCCAGTAAGTGATACAGTAGAACAAAATACATCACTACCTACATTAGATCATTCTTTAACAGTAAAAGTAAGCGTTATTGTAAGAGGTGAAATACCAGATCAGCAATCAGATGAAGTAGTTGAATTAGTACATAAAACAATAATGGCAGATTTAACTGTTAATAGTAATGCTATAGACTTACAACCATCAGATACATCTTTTGAATTATTAGATGCAGATCAACCTGGCGGTGTTATAGATATAGAATATATAGTGCGTTATAGAACAGAAGTAGCTGATTTAACGCAATAGATGGTGTTTATTGCTAAAACGATATATTATAGAAACATAATAATTTAATGTAACAATGCCTAAGCTACACAGAAAAAGAAGCATATTAGCTAAAGCAGAATCTAGTTATGGCAGTAACCCTACACCAACTGGTTCTGCTAATTATGTGCAAGTAATTGATTTAAACATTGAACCTGTTGTTAGTGATGAGGTAAGTAGAGATTTAATTAGGCCATATATGGGTAATTATGAGGTAATACCTGCAAATACAAGAGTAAATGTAACTTTTGACGTAGAAATGGCTGGTTCTGGCAGTGCAGGTACAGCACCTAAATATGGACCAATTCTAAAATCTTGTGGACTTAGTGAAACAATAAGTGGAGGTAATACTGTTACTTATGCACCAGTATCGACACCATCAGATAGCGTTACATTGTTTGTAAATTATGATGGAATTAGACATACAGTTACAGGTGCAAGAGGAACATTCAGTATTAACTGTGAAGTTAACAATATCCCACGTATATCTTTTTCTTTAACAGGTATATTTAATGCACCTACTGATACTGCTTTACCAACTGTAACAGTAAGCAATCAAGCATCACCTCTTATATTTAAAAACGGTAGTACGTCAAACTTTTCCATATTTGGTTTTGCAGCAGCGTTGCAATCATGGAATTTAGATTTTAATAATGAAGTTATATATAGAGAATTAGTAGGTGGCACAAAAGAAGTATTAATAACAGACCGTAGACCATCTGGTACAGCTGTAATAGAAAATGTTGCCTTATCATCTCATAACTTTTTTACAGATTATACTGGCACATCAACTGGCACAAACACATGGTTACATGGAACTGCTGCAGGTAATAGAGTAACAGTTTCCTGTCCACAAACTGATTTAGGTCAACCAACTTATGAAGATTCAGATGGTATAACTATGCTTAGTTTACCTTTTATGGCAACACCTACAGCATCAGCTAATAATGAATTTAGCCTTGTCTATACATAAAAAAGGGTATACCCTAGTTAGTAGATACTAAATTTTTATGCCTTTTGTTATAGACCAGAAACCTACTTATAAATGGAAAGTAGTAGTAAAAATAAATAAAGATGGTGAGGTATCACAGGAAATATTTACAGCACATTTTAAAAACATTTCACAATCTAGGTTTAAAGAAATGATAAAAATGGTGGAAGATAAACAGATAGACGATATAGATGTAGCAAAAGAAGTATTACTAGGTTGGGAGGATTTAATAGATGCAGAAGGTCAAGAAGTACCATTTAACAAAAGTACACTAAATCAATTATTAGAAGTAAGAGGTTTTGCTACTGCTGTAGGTTTTGCTTTTATGGAATCTAATGAAGAAATATTTGTAAAAAACTAATTAAGGCAGGTGAATATTGGGCTGTTGGTTCAACTGTCATAGATAAAACAGCAGAAGATGATGCAGTATTAGGAATAACAACAGAAAAAAAAGAAGTAGATGATAATTTTTATGTTTATGCACAAAACTGGGAAACTGTAAAAATGTTTTTAAGGTGTCAAACACAATGGAGAGTAGGTATAAGTGGAATTATTGGATTAGACTATACATCTGTCTTAGAAATGATTAAACTGTATTTAGTAGAAGATACTGTTGCTATGCTTGAAAATCTACAAATCATGGAAGCTGCAGCATTACAGGCATTAAACAAAGATAAATAATATGGCAAAGTTTGATTTAGTAGTAGCAGCAAAAACTGTAGGTGCAGGTTCTATAAAACGTCTTGGCAACTCTATGCAAGGGGTTGCAGGTCGGGTAAAAAATTTAAGGCTTGCTATGGGTGGTTTAAATAAAACTTTTGCAACTTTTGGTATTCTTATTTCTGGTGGTGCATTTGTAGGTCTTGTTAAAGGTGCAATAGATAGTGCAGATAGTTTTGGAAAGTTATCAGACCAGACAGGTATAGCTGCTAATACATTACAGGCATACGTAAACGCAGGTAAATTAGCAGGTGTATCACAGGAAACAATAGATAAAGGACTAAGAAGATTAGCACAATCAATGAGGGAGGCTGATCAGGGTGTAGCTACATATAAAGATAGTTTTGATGCGTTAGGTATATCTGTTAGAACAACAGATGGCACATTTAAAACAAGTCAACAGGTGTTAGGAGAAGTAGCAGATAAGTTTGCAACTATGGAAAATGGTGCAACAAAAGCTGCTATTGCTATGGAAATATTTGGTAGATCAGGTGCAAGTTTAATAAACCTGTTAAATGGTGGTGCTGCATCATTAGAAGAATTTAATTATGAAGTATCAGAAAACTTTGCACAAAATGCTGAATTTTTCAACGATCAGATAGCAGTTTTAGCAATAAGATTTGATGGATTTAGAAAACAATTAGCAGATTTTTTATTACCAACTTTAAATTCAGTTGTAAAAGTATTTAGTGGTTTGTTTAGTTCAGAAAATGATTTCTCAGGATTTTTTAATGCGTTGAAAATTGGTATTACTGGTATATCTGTAGTAGCCTTAGCAACTGTAAAATTATTTGATGAATTTACTAGAGTAGCAAAGAAGGCAGTAAATTTTGTATCTGGCATATTCAATAAATTATTTGAGGGTCTTGGAAAAATATTTAGAGGTTTTGTAAATATGATTAACAAAGAATTTAACAGAATTGAAGCTAGAAAAATAGCTAATATTGAATTTGAAGCAAAACTAGAAGAAGCAAGAGGTTCAAGAAGTAGTGTTAATAAAGTTATTAAAGATCGAAAGGCTTTTGAAAATGAAGTATTTAAAAGATTACAACAAGAAGATGCAGCTTTAGGTACTGTTGATTTGTTAAAACCAATAACAGATAAATTTAAATTAAGTGCTGGTGATTTACTAAATAATATATTTGGAGAAGAATATATACAAGGTTTTGCAGATAGGTTAGGTGTAAGCATAGAACAATTTAATGCATTGTTTGAAAATACTGAAGCACCTGATAGTTATTTTAATAATCTTAAAACAAAGTCAGACGAGGTTGGAGAATCTTTTATTAAAACATTTGGTGCAGATATGAAAGGTAAACTTACTGGATTTGTTAAAAGTATAAAAACAGTTGGTGAAGCAATGGGTGATGTTGTTGTTAAAGGAATAAAAGGCATGGAAGATGCACTTGTTAATTTTGTTACTACAGGAAAACTTAACTTTAGAAATTTAGCTAACTCAATAATTGCTGATATGGCACGTATTGTTATACAACAGACAATTACAAAACCATTTACTAATTTTATTACAGGTTTATTTACTAACGCAAATGGTAATGCATTTGTTAATGGGAAAGTAGAAAAATATGCATATGGCGGTATTGTCAAAAAACCTACAATATTTCCTATGGCTAATGGCATGGGTCTTATGGGTGAAGCAGGTGCAGAAGCAATACTACCTTTACGTAGGGGTAGTAATGGTAAGTTAGGGGTACAATCTACAGGTGGTGGTATTGGTAATATAAATGTAAATGTAGACGCATCTGGTAGTTCTGTAGAAGGTAGTGAACAAGGTGGTAGAGAATTAGGTAGGGCTATTGCTGTTGCTATACAATCTGAATTAGTAAAACAAAAAAGGCCAGGAGGTTTATTAGCATAATGGCAACTTTTCCTTCTATAGAAGCTAGTTATGGTTTACGCAAAAATTCTGCACCAAAAATTAGGGTAGTAAAATTTGCAGATGGCTATGAACATAGAATAAATCTAGGTCTTAGTGAACACCAAAACCCAAAAGAATATAATCTTGCATGGAATAATATTACAGAAACAGATAGCGATACTATAGAAACATTTTTAGATGATAGGGCAGATGAT